ATTGTCATCATCATCATCATCATCATCTATTCCGTTATACTTAATTTTGAGCCATTTCTTTCCTTTATGGATACCTTTGTTTTCTATACTTATGGAATAGATTTTCTTTAAATCTGGTTCTATTCTCTTTAGACGAGTTAACAGGGCGTTTGCACTACTTGGATATTTTCTATCATTTCCAAACTTACCACCATCAGACATCCATTCATTAAAAAATTTAGAGAATAAATAGTCCGTAGCAATTCCCAATCCCCTTGTATTATTGAAATCCTTATCCCCGAAATTCTTCGCGAACCAGATAAAGAAGTCTGTTACAGGTTCTACTTCCAGGGTGTTTGTACTCAATCCGATTTGGTTTATTTTATATGCAGCATCAAATGTTGTTTTCATTCCAAGAGCTTTAGAAATATACTTTCCTACAGAAGCATAAGTAGTTAGCCTGAATCCTGACGTTTCTCCTTTTTTGGGAAGTCCTTCTTTAATGTATCCTTGGACCAAAGAAAGAAGACTACCAAAGATCTCACTTCTACATTTTTCGTATTCTTCCACGAGATCTTCTTCAGACAAATAAGAATCTTCGGGTCTAGAAATCTCAATACTTATTGTCCTTTCGGCTAAATCTCCAGATCCAGAGTCGAATATTTGTGAATTAATTGCCGTAATAATAAGTTTACTTCTAATGTCAATCAAAACTTGATCGTTAGTAGTATATAATTCACGGGTAGGAATAACTCCTCCGGTTACAACATTACATAAAATATCTGAAGTTTCCCTATCTATTTTACTTATATTATCTAATACGGCAACCGCATTGTGAGAAAGAAGACCTATCAAGTAGTTTAAATCGCGAGGCTTATTTACAAGAAGCTCTGAAGAGTTTCCTTCTACCGGGTCTAGAGTCCTTTTAAGTATTCTACCCATAAAAGATTTTCCACTTCCTCTCGTTCCACAAAGCAATAAAATAGGGGTCTGCGCCCAAGGAAGAAGCGCTGTGACCATCCATGTTAAAAGCAAAATCTTTTGTGCATGATCTTTTACATTAATTATTCTAAATATTTTTAAAACATTCTCTCTTCGTTTTTTATTTGGAACAACTTGAACTCCGATGTTTGTTTCTTTAATAAATGTTAAATTTGTATCAGGGAATATCCCCATTGCTTCTGGAGTAATTTTTACAAAAGTATTATTTCCTAAATCATATGTTATTTCCTTTTGATTTCCACCTATTCTTCGATAAATTTTTGTTTTTTCTCCTACAGACATACATTTTCCACAAAAATAATCTACAACATAATTTAAAACACTAGCAGGAGGAAGTTTATCTAGTGCATTTTCCGCCAATCTTGTTACCCAATATCTTGTGATCTTAGAATTTATTGGAAGTAAATTTATACCTATATCTGAAATATCAGATAACTTAAAAAAAGAATTGTTGTTGTGATCTTTTATTAATGTAACGTTTTCTTCCACTAGAGAAATTACGTCATCAGTCATCGTCCGTTTTTGTTTTTTTATTCCTTTGTATTGCTCAAAAATTTCTGCATCTGTTAAATTTGTATAGGTTTTTATGAGGGAAAACAATCCCCCCGATTTTTTACAGGAGTGACAAAAATAACCATCGGCATAAATACTCATAGAGGCAACTTTATCGTCATGGTTGGGGCATAGAACCTGAAGATATCTTCCGCCATCATATGCAATTGAAAGATTATGTTCCCTTGCCCATTGAATTGCCGTAGGAACGCCTTTCCCTTGCTTCACATCTGGGACAACTTTAGGCATGATTTGAGATAGATGTTTTTCAATATCATCAATTTCATCTGGCTCATCATTATTTATCCAATGGCGAATGAATTCATTTCGGGTTCCTGCTTTTTCTTCCTCTTCTTCTTCTTCAATTTCTTTGGGAGATAAATCACGCGAAGGAAGAATAGCATATCCATTTACTCCTTTTAGATCAAGGGCAATTCCATTTAATCTTGTTATTGATTTAGGAATTACCATGCTTCTTATTAAAAAAGAGATTCCGCCACTTGGCGTCCTCATGACGCAATGAGGAAATTGTTTGCTCAGATACAAGTCATAAAGATTAGGGTCATCTACATCAACCAACACAAGATTATCATATCCTGTTAAAACTGCCCAATCTGCGTTGTCCCAATTTGCAAGCCAACGAAGAATTTGATTCTCCGAAGGTTTATTATTTTCAGATGATTTAAATTCGTTCCATTGTACAAAAGGAGCTTTTTCGTCGTTTTCTCCTGTTTTTTCATTTATGTGCCCTTTAGGTCTGACAGGGATTAATCCCCATCCTTTGTCGATATACTGCTGAATTAGGGAAGTCATTGGAAACACATCTCGTCCTGTATGCTTCAGAGACTGAAGCGAGGGTAGCCTTCTAGTTTAGACTTAATCCTATTTAAACTTGGTGATACAGGGAAAACCTTAAATAGAATAGGTTTAATATTACTGATAATGTCTCGAAAAACCTATAAGAAAAAGATAACACCCAAAGATTCGAATTTCTTGGGTGAGAAAGTTATTAGTTTGGAGACTGAACTTAAAGCAGTAGATATTATTACCGACTCAGATGGGGTTATAGATCAGGATAATGTTTTAAAATGTGCAGGACCTTCCGCGTCTCTTATCCAAGATATCATAGAGGGAACAATAGAAACTGGATTTCCGCCATATCCTGACTCTTTATTTGTGGATGAACACTTTAGGTTTTTCGAACCAAAAAGAAAAGACAGAATTTTTGGAAATTGCATTTTGTTGTTTCCCAAAGGATGTTACGTCGGAATTTATATGCCATCCGATGAGTATCAATTCTGTTCTAAGAAATCTCTGCTTGAGTTTTTGAATGAAATTGATGTCGCAAAAGATCCTTATGAAGTTCGCGATCTGGTTAAAGAGAGATTTAACGGATGTCCGTTCGGTATCGTTGGTGGTTACAAAGAAAACGAACCCGGAACAACTTATAATGTATTCTGGGTAGATGAAAGAACTCGGATTTATTACGATTGTTATAACAAAAAGATTATTGAAAATTTTACTCCGTTAATTGTGGTGATTTGATATGGACGACAATGCTGAATAAACAGTGGCGATTTAGAATGGACGAAAATAGTCGGTAAATAGGGTTTGTGTGATTTAAAATGGCAAATTGGTTGGAAACTGGACTTTGTACATATGATGGACCAGAAGCGGATCTCCCTCTTGGAGGCTACTCAAAGATTCCTGGATGGTATCCCGAGAAAGTAGCTCTGCGATGGACCGTAATGGACGCAGAGAACGAAGAGACTGGAACGGCTGAGAAGAAGACTAAAGAGCTTACATCGGATGATATTATTCTCGGCGTAACTCTTAACACAAAAACTCTAGCAGCGATCGAGAAAACATACGGGAGCAATTTCTATCTCGTTAAAGCTGCCAACGCGGGACCTTGGCTAACTCCCGAACAGTGGTTTTCTGCTCACGAAGGAACAAATGGTCTTGGACTTGTAGCGATTAGAAACATGAGAAGAAAATTGTCTGGTGACGGAATTAAGTTTTAGGCAAATTATTTTTTATGAGTACTGAAACAAATTTCACCGTGATCAATGAGACGATGGTCTGGTTCTGATGGACGACTCTTGCGTGATGGAAGGTGGCAAGAAATACCGGGTGCTATGGAAGATTGGCACCGATGGATTGATTGCCCCGGTTTTTGAGGAAGTGGAAAAGGATGAGTAATCGCACGACAGAACCCACCAATAATTAGTATATAAATTAAACACCATGCGCAAACCTTAAATAACATTAAGTCTTTCTACATTATAGAGGTATTAACCTTGAGAAAGATTTTGACTGCTATGGTTATAATTGCTCTAGCCCTCGTAGGAATGGCTGGAGCTGTGGATTACTTTGTAAAGACCGATAATGTAAGAATAGCTCCCTTTAATTTGAGTAGAACCGATTCTGGCGTTTTTGAAAGACCGTTCTTTACTACAGAGTATAGAGGAGTTGAAGATATGGGGACATATTTGACTCCTTCCCAGATAGAATTTGTTTCTGATAAAGGTGATGGAATTCCTATGGGTAATGTAAGTCCAAAGAGAGCTTATATTGGGAGTGTGAATAAGCTAAATTGAGTAGGTGTTACTCAATTTTTCAATATTTGAGTAACACCTACTCAAATATTTTTTCATCAATTAAATACAAACTCTTTTTTCTATCCAATTTTGGATAAGTTATTATATCCTTCTTTTTTAGTGATTTTTCTCCAGATCTATATAAGTTGTAAACAAAATCCATATCAATAAAATAACATTCTTTAGGTTTTCCCGGACCCATTCGACATTCTACAGCGAGATATCCTTTTCTTCCTGTTTGTTCCACAAAAAAATGTTCTCTATCTAGTTGATGGATTCCATCTGCTTCAGAGAATCTTGATTTAAAATTTAACGATTTATATTTAGTAAAATCTATAGATTTACACTCGCACGCAAAATAATATTTTTTAGAAGAAGAGTCCGACAAGAAATCACAATATTGACCCCGCGAGTATTTATTCTGAAACAAGCGATGGGCAAGGGCTTTTATGTTATTATTCTTGTAAAAAAGATTGAAAGATTTTACCAAAGAATTTTCCATTTCTGTCATTGGAAAATAGATAGAAGTTATACTATAAAAAATATTCTATTAGTAGGTTCTGTTTTCTACAAAAACATGCCAAACAAAACGATCTATTTGCACGGTACCTAAATATTTGTATGCATCCAAATTGTCAAGGTCCCATCCGGTGCCATAAATAAGAAAGTGTTTAGCGGCAGTTAACATACTTGGATCGACCTTTGCCCAAATTACAATCTCGCGATTTTGTACTCCAACAGATAGTATTTGGGAATCTATTGGCATTGAAACGAATTGAGATTCAGAAAGTGACAAAACATATTTAAATATTTTCATGTGATCCTCGGTTGTTCTGGAAGCCTATTCTTAAAATCTGGGCAATCTTTCTTGTGATGCGAAAATGTACAATGAACTCCCGTTAATGTACAGGATACTGGTGCGTATGAAATATGGTACTCATTTTCACAAACTTCGTTCATCTCTGGACTTTCCTATAGTTCTCATAGAAATCCAACCAAACATCAACAAAATCCTTCTTAGGGATATTATAATATTTGCAGGCGACTTCTATTGCTTCTTGCAGTTTAGATGTTTTGATCATTGAGTCTTGAGTGGCGTGACTCTTGATGAATGAATTTACAATTTGATTATATTCCTTTCGACTCCTTTTCATCCTAATACTTCCTTTTTGGGTCAATGTATGCTACCCTATCCCGATGATAACAATCTGGTACCCGTTTTGCTTTCATGGTCCAAGGAGGGATCAAGTCATAAGGAACCGCTTTCCGCCAGACTATTTTCGCATCTTTGAAACTCCAGCATTCTGGAATTCCATGTGGATTTCTGCTATTGTAGAAGTTGTTTCGACAGCCCTCACAATAAGATTTATTCATATTAGATTTTCCTATTTTCTTTCGGCATTAAACCACACCCAGATCGATATTTTAAATATGACGTTTGACCGTGAGAATCTGATATAGTATCTTTCTCTTCGCACCAAAGTTGACATTGAGATCCTATACAATCTTCTCCGCTTGCGCCTGATCGTGCAATAGTCAAAAATGGACACAATTTCATTTCTTTTCCTCGTCACTTTCAGGACACTTCGGACAAACAAAGTATTCGTTGAAACAAAATGGATACATTCCTGCGTGATAAGGGAGATCCTGAAGAGCTTTTACAAATGGATAAGGAACCATTTCTCCCTCCTTAAAGTTTCTTGTACAGGAGATGTGACAATCTCCCGGAACTAATTCTTTAAATTTACAAGTCATTTTATACCACACCCATCCATTTACTTCATTTCCGGTCCAATATCCGTGATATTTCTTTCCCTCGATACGAACCCAAACGGATTTCACTCCATCTAAAGACAATGCACTAATATTTCCTAGTTTAAATTTGGTATTAACTGCGTTTATCAGTATTATTTCTACTGGGCCAAGTTTTAGGAACATTTATTTTGCCTCCAACACCTATAGGTCTTTACTACTATTTATACTTTTCTAATGCCAGTCACCGACAACTATTTATTTGATTCAATCTAAAACGCTCGTATGGAAGGATCTCTTTTTAATGACGCTACCGCTCCATGCTTTGACGTGGAACCCTATCGAGCTACTTGTGAACAATTTGCTATCGACGTAAATCCAAGTACGTGTTATGGTGAACGAGATGGTCAGAATAACGCGAATAAACGAATAAAAGATCAAATTGTGGGCAAACTTGGGGAATTCGGAGCCTGTCTATATTTAAGATCTAAAGGGTGGTCCGTGGAATATCCAGATACAAACATTTATTCATCTCACGAAAAGAATTGGAGTCATGATCTTTTGGGTAAAATAGCTGTAAAATCTCAAGATACCGATTCAGAAAATAAATATGGAAGATCTTGGGTCTTTCAAAGGTCTGATACGATTCATAAGAATAAAGAAACGATTGTAATATTTACATCTGTAAATTTAACAGAAAATAAAGTTTTTATTCGCGCGACAAGGAGAGTGAAAGATTTGATTTTTGAGGAAATGAAGTTACCCCAACTAAGAAATACTAAACAAGCGGTGTATTGGAACAATTTGAACTTAGAAAGAGAGGTAAAATGATGACGAGATTAATTGAGATAATGATTATTCCTTCCAAATATACGCTTTTTAGTTTAGAAAAAAGATTTTTAATTAAATCTTTTTTGCCTGATTTTAAGGAGACGTATCTTTATCCTGGCAGTTGGGGATTCACGTATAAATACTTAGAGGTAATTATTACTGAGGGTAGTTCTGTTATGACAAGTTTGATTACGAATAACGAAAATGGGTTGATGCTTTTACTCAAATTTACAAATAAACTGAACTCTATAATCGAAAACAAAGAATTCAAACTTGTTATGCGGAATGTAATTTTGGAGGAATAGGGATAACTATTTATTCTAATAACATAACTTATTAGTCTATGTCTCTTAAGACTGCAAAAGTTGGACTGGTCCATGTGGTATCGTTAAACGACCTTTTAGAAGAAATAGATATGGCTGGATTATCCCATAAAGACATCGTTTCTTTCATAAAGAAATTAGACGATGGTATGAAAGACTGGGATGCTACAGAAGAATTGTATCTCTATTTTGAGAAGCTTCATAAGGAGAATATGAAAGAGAATTCAAATTCTTTTAAGGACGGAAAATACCAAAATGGCGCATAGTTCTTTAAGTCCCTTTCGATATCCAGGGTCAAAGGCTAAATTACTTAATCATATACTTCCCGCTATACAAAACCTAGAAGGGATCAAACTCTCCTTTTCTGATATTTTTGTGGGCGGAGGAAGTGTAGCCTTGGAAATCGCCCGTTTATATCCTAATTCTAAAATCTATTTAAATGATAAAGACCCCAGAATTTCAGCATTTTGGAAAGTTGTATCTACTGATAAAGTTCACGATCTTCTTGAAATGATGAAAATAATTCCTGCTTGTGACCTGTTTTATTCTTGTCAAGAAGAGATGGGGAAAACTGATTTAGATTTAGCTTTTCAAGGAATTTACCTTAATAGGACTTCGTTTTCTGGTATGTTAAGTGCGGGTCCTATAGGAGGCAAAGGGCAAAAGAGTAAATACAAAATCGGGTGCCGCTACAACTTAAAAGTTCTGAGCGATAAGATTTTAACGTGTAATGGACTACTTGAGGGGAGAACTAGGGTAACAAGTGAAGACTTCCGATTCGCATTTTATGGACAGGGACCATTTTATGTTGACCCTCCATATGTAACGAAAGGAAATGAACTATATTCAATAGGAATGAGTTTTGAGGATCATCGATCTTTGGAATATATTCTAAAATGCCGAGATAACTGGGTCCTTTCTTATGATGACTGTGACCTCGTAAGAGAATTGTATCCTCCAGAATGGATCACCGAAATACCCGTTAAATACTGCGTTAAGAACGAGTGGAGAGAAAAGAGGGAACTTCTAATTAATAGACCAACAACTATTTATTCTTAAACCGAGGGGTATATGATGATGACTCTAAGATCTAAACTAACTCGGGTTGGATGCGTAATAGGAAAAATATTAGCGGGATGTTCCTTTATTGCAATTGTTATGATAATATGTATGTTTGCGGGATATGTCCTTGATGAATATTGTAGATTTTTAGCATACTTCCTTGCAACTTGTATTTTGGTATTTGGATCTTTCATTTTAGGAGATCAAATATTTAAAGAATTAGGAATTTCTTTTTGTGGGAGGTGGAAGAAATGACTCGTTGTACTTGTGGAAGATATTATATCTCTCCAGTCCCTACTAAATGTAGTAGATGTGGAGCGGACTTACCGAAGGGATCTTCAGAGGGAGATTTATGTAGAATAATTCAAGAGAAATCATTAACAATAATAAAAACGAGGGTAATAGATACAATTTATGATGGGGATACTAAAATAGAGTTTTTATCTGACTGGGGTAATGATACTGGAAATGTGCCGAGGGTGGTAACAAGATGATAGATGAGGTTATATCGGATTACTTAAAAAGAAAAGTTCCAGTAACGATAGTAAAAACGGATGAATCTTGGGATGCGGGAGACTGGCATTGGGCGATTTCCGTAAATGAAAACCCCGAATTCTGGCTAGATGCGTTTAAATATCTTGATTTAGCAGTCGATTTTTGCAAAATAAATGGATTGCCATATAAAATTTGTGGAGAGGAACAGATTTGAGATATTATTTCGCACATATTTTAGAAAGTTTTAGAGAAGATTACCCGAAGGGATCAACGATATGCTACAAAGGACACAATTCGGCATATTCTTCGAAGGGAAGTCTAATGGTAATGACTGTTTTAGATGTAAATAATCCGAACTCAAATCCTGAAGTAGTAGCCACAACCATTGGTCTCGGATATGCAGACTTCAGAAATGAGGAAGACTATAAAGCTAGAGGGGTCGAAGTAATTAAAAAGAAATTAAAAGAAGTTGGAGTAGTGGAGGAGGAGACTATGAAGAATAAAGAGTTGGTAACAAAAGTAACGCGAGAAGAATTTATTACAGCTATTCGGCACATTGGTTGGTGTTATTACCAGATAGCAGCAGGGCAACCGTATAACGAGGAACCCAACGAGGACCAGATTAAGAGCCTCTTAGATGGCATAAAATATGCTGATGAGCATCCTGGTATGACACCTGATCAGAACCACGATAACTGGATGCAAATGAAAGCATCTCAGGGATGGAAGTATGGTCCAATAAAGGACTTTAATAAGAAAGAGCATCCCGATATGGTGCCATTCGACCAGTTGCCAGATATCGAGAAGCGCAAAGATATCGCTGATTATGTAGGGCATCGGTTAGCATCTACACTTTGGGAGAAATTATGAAGTGCGACTATAGATGCCCTTGGCATGGAAATCGAGGATCATTAGGACTTCTAGGAAGATGTCAATTAAATTTTGCAATAGAATTCACTACAGATCCAGACGAAACTGATAAATGTAGAGATCCTGAGAGGAGAATTTTAAAAATGAAGGAGCTGTTAGGACTTGAAATTTAAAGACAGGTATCCGAATGCGCAATATTTGGATGAGGTTCGGATGAATATCATAAAATCAGATACAGAAGAACCTTGTTTTATCTGCGGGATTCCTACTTATTTTCATGAAATTAACTACCAAGCCCCATTTTGTAGTGAAGAGTGTATAGATAAAATGCGCGGAGATAAAATGCGCGGAGGTAAATATCATGGGAATGTTTGATGATATGGAAATAGAAATTGAATGTCCGTATTGCGGAAGAATAATCGATGGGTTTCAAACAAAAAGTGGAGGGCGTTTTCTTCATACTTATAAACCTGGAGACAGAATAAGTCCCAGAGATAGCTATGATGGGAATTGTATTCCTACAGGATTTAATTGTTATTCGTGGTGCGATCATGGATATAAAATAGGAGAAGGTGGGAAATGTCTAACTCTTATAAAACAAGTTGAGTGTGATGTGCGGATTCCCGTAATAGATAATATAATTTCTCCAGATCAATCTACTTGGGAAATAAAGTTTGAGTATAAAGAAGGGAACTTTTGTAATATTATACCATGCCAGAAGATCACAAAAGAATGGGTTGATGACTTTAACAATCGAATAATTGATGCAGAGTATGAATGCCTGTGGAATAACCTAATGGAGAAGCCATGACTTGCATAGTTGGACTGATTGATAAAGGAATTGTGTACATGGGAGGGGATAGCGCTTCTACTAGCGACTGTGACATTAGAACAATTAAAGAACCAAAGGTTTTCAAGAAGGGTAATTTTCTTTTTGGAATGAGTGGAAACCCTAGAATGTATGATATTCTAAAATATAATTTTGATATTCCAGAAGATATTTGTTCTGATCCCCTAGAATATTTTCACAAGGTTTTTATTCCAGAATTTAAAAAATGTTTATCAGAAAACGGATTTCTAGTGGTTTCAGACGAAGTTGAATCTGTCCAAACGTGGACTCTTATTGGCTACAAAGGACGACTTTTTGAGTTAAATTCGGATTTTCATATTTTCGAGTCGTCTCTTTTATATCACGCGATTGGTTGTGGTGCGTCTGAAGCGTTGGGGTGTTTGTATGGACTAAATGATTTGATGAAATCTGAGTTAAAGCATGAACTTCCACCCGAGAGTAAAATTCACTTAGCGCTTCGTGCCTCTGAAGCTTTTGATTGCCATGTTCGCAGACCGTTTACCATAATTTCGAGCGATGAGATTAAATAGTATTAAGATAGATTAAGGTTATGCAAAAATACACTATAACCTTAAATGAGAATCAACTCAGGCTCCTCTCATGGGCGTGCGATGTGGTTTCTCGTATTCAAATCTGTCAGTTAGATAGGGTTGCGGACATTATTGAACCTAAAGATGATCCTAATTTTGCAAAGCTTCATGCTTTTCAGGATGAACTTTTGAATCTTAAGAGATGGTTTGGTTTTGCACCAAACGCTTCTTATGGGATTTTTTCTGAGGAAGTTCATAATTCTGCAAGAACTTTGTGGGATATGCATCAAGTTATCAGAAATAGATTAGCTTATGATGCCCATCCAGGAATAACACCTCAAAATAGATGGTGGAATGGTAAATTTACTGTGGATTTTGACGAACCTTTCCATGCTGATAAAGAGAATCCTTTGATAGAGGTGAAGAAAGAATGAGTGCAGTTTTTCCATTTCGTGCAAGTTATTTGATATGTTACCCTATGCGTGGCGATCCATACATAGAGTTTCAGTGGAGAGAGAGCGAGCCGCCCAAGCGGTATAAGCTTGAAATTCTGGTGGAAAAATTAGCAGAACTTGGAGTTTTAGAAGAGGTAACAAAAAATGAAGAAAACTGAATCCCGTGTTAGAAAGATACAGGAGATGGTAGAATGATCAATTGGGAAACCATCGTGCCGCCCGAAAAATACGGCGAATCTTGGATTACCACCGAACGAAGGAGACATGGAGCATTCATAATATACCGCGACATAATCCAGGAACGAACCACCATCGGTGGAATTGGAAAAGTGACGGATATCAAATATGTGGTGATTAATGAGGAAGTGCGGAAATGATGAAAATAGACCAACGCCAGCAACACACAATAAAAAAAACTCTACTTTTTTTAGCAGACACAATATATCTTACAATCGAAGCTCCGCCAGAGATTGCACTGCTTGAAATGAAAGAGATTGGTGCAACGATCCTGACGGCGAATGGCACTTCAATTGGAGGCTATCTGTTAGCAAACTTCTCTAGGGCGGAGGAGCTAATCGCGAACGGGTGGGAATGGAAATGAGCAAACTTGAGCGCTTACGTTCTGATTATGATCGTTATCTTGCGATTAAGGAGCGACAAAAGATTAATTGCAATCACGGTATTCTTGAGATGATTGCACTCGAAGATGAATTTAGATTGGTATTTCCGAAGCTTTTAAAAGTCTGCAATGCCTATATCAGGCTGCTAATCGCCTATCGGGAGCTTGATGCATCGCGGTTCGGCGCAACGATTGATTATTCTGAGGTGGAGAAGAAGGCCAGGGAGAAATTGAAGGAGATGTTAGGATGATACAAGTAAATATATATCCAGATGGCGATAAAATATGTGCCATAATCGGTGAAATGCCAACCGAAACCGCTATCGGATTCGGTGATAATGCGATAGATGCCCTTGAATCGTTGGTGCAAAATATGAGAGATCAAGGTCCGGTTGGGTTCGGTGAGTGGGAATGACTGTCTTGGAGCAGGCCAAAACAATATGTGACGACCTAAGAAAACTGGATCCTGAAAGGGAGGAGTTCACGGGATATGATGAGGCGGCGATAGAGATCTTGCCGGAGCTTGTGGCTGCCTATGAAGCTCTGCAAAGCTCTATAGATAAGCCCATTGAGGAGGGTCACTGGCAACTTGACTTAGATCTCGCGAATTCGAATGCTTTTATTGCTACAGGACTGTTGAAAACATGGCTATTGGCATTCAGGAAGGCTCAGAATAGTAATCTTGTCAGAGCACAACAGAATGAAAGTCTGGTGGCAGAATGTAAAAATTTGCGCGTGCTGTTGGATAGGGCGCATGACCGACATATGGCATCCGATGCCGAATGCGAACGGCTGCGCCAAGATAACAAGTATCTGAGAGATCGGAGGACCTGCCAAGCAGCAAAAATTATCGGCATGCAAACAGAGCTTGCCCGATGGCAGAAGATTGCGCGTGATGGGGCCGCGACTATCCTACAATTGCAAGCCGCCCAAGAGCTAGGAATCACTAGCAGCGATCATATAGTCGAAGCCAACGAATTGATCAGGCAATGCGATATCAGCGATCAATTACCTGACGCCACGAAATTGATCCTAACCAAAGAGCAACGGGCGGCTTTGGAATATGCTATTGACCGGCTGAGCATATGTGCGTCAGAACAGGAAGATCCGATGGCAGCGGACACACTTCGCGCCATGCTCAGCCAATCCTCGCCGGGCTGGCAGATCACAGAGGAGCGGCAAGATGCACTGATTCACGCAATCGCGGTGCAAAAGAAATACGTGTGCGGCGCCGTGTATGAGGATTTCAACATGCGATGCCTTCGGACCATGCTGGGAGAATGCCAGAAATGAATCTGATTGAAATTTTTCGAGAAATTAGTGATTGGGCAGCCGAAGGAGAGGATGCGGCAGAACGTGGCGACATGGAACATGCAGGATTATCAGCAGATTACATAGGCGAATTGTTGGAAAAGGCAATACCGATCTTGGAGCCGTCTGAATGACCCTGCGTGAAACCATTGACAATCTCCAGGAAATGGAGTCGAAAGCCGCGCCTTGGCATTGGTCGTTTGGATGCCAGACGGCGGAACACGCCCAATACAGCCGGATTTATGACAAGAATCTTGCCGCGCTGTCATGTTTCCGACCATATGATAGTGGAAATTTGGAGTCGATAATCCAAGATCTGATCCAATTAGGTTATGAAGAGGGATCGATGGGAATAAGCCTGATGCGAAGGTTGCAAGAAGCTGCGAGGAGAATGGAAGAATGATTCTAGAACCGCAATTATCTTTTCCAAAAGAAAATTGGATTGAATATGCAAAAGAATTACAGAAAGAGAATACTCAGCACATTACTAGGATCAAAGAGCTAGAAGCTACAATTGCGTCCATGTCAGACGAAAATGAGAGCATATCTGGGCTTGTTGTGGAGATTGGCGAAAAGGATGCCAAAATTAAGCAGTTAGAAGACTGGTTGGTAGAAGTGCACGCAAAACATATTCCTGCCACATGTCGATACGATGACATGGAAGGAGAATGTGCATTTGGAAATGACGGATGGTGTAAAAACTGCAAGCAGAAAGATCGTATGCGAGAAAGGGCTCGCGAGCAATTACAAGCGGAGGGCAAACTATGAACGAAATAGAATCCTGTATCAAGTCGATGGAAGAGCGGCTATCTATTTTGGAGGCATGGCACAAAGAATCGATGGATCATTGTATTTCATGTGGAAAGATTGTGCCAGCATCGAAAGAATTTCAATTAGTTTATTGCGAAGAATGCACTATAAAACTCATGGAGAAAGACATTGCAGAGGGCAATCCATGAAAATATCATTCGACGAACCAACGGGTGACGCAATTTTAGCCGCGATCCTGGCAGCAGAATGGTGGCAAGAAGCAGACCAACTCCAAATAACAGCAAAAATCGACTGGCAACCAATGATAGACGCAATAGATTACGCAATGAAGGTTTTCAGAGATTTGGCAGAATGGATTAAGGAATGGGAATATGATCATAGAACTTTACAATAGTCCAAATATTACCGTAAAAGAAAATGAAGGAAACTTTAAAATAGGTTTTTCAGAAGACATTAATGTAAAAGATTTAATTTCGGTAGTTAATTTTCAATTAGGATTTGATCTACTAGTAAAGTATAAATAGTAGTAAAGCCACGTACCTAATAGTGAGGTACTAACATGGCAAGAACTCCGAACTATACTCCAAGGGAAGCAGTTACAGCACAGAATCGTGTGAAAATTGCGTTGGGGAATGGAAAAGTTTTCCAAGCTGGTGTAGTTGATGTTTTTAATAATGGAGAGAAGCTTCATATTGTAAGAATTATTAATAATAGAATAGTCCGTAGAGAAGTCCTGAATTTTGGATATGGGTTTGGAGACATTAAAGCAATTTCTGTTGTGGGTTGCAATAATCTTCTAAAGGGAACTAACGGAGATCTATGCTTGCCTCCCTCTTCTGGAAAATATACGACTAAAAATCCAGATTCCATTATCACTATCCTTCGCCCGAAAGAAAATAAAGAGATTCTTAATTTCAAAAGAGACCAAGAAAAATATTTTAATAGCAGATCCCGAGATTTAGAACAATTAAATCAAAAGATTGCGAGGTGTGAGAGAAATGATATACATTACGTTTGATCACGAAGATGCCATAGGAATGATTAATATTTTAGATCATGTAATAGAAAATTCGTATGGACCAACTCAAATTTTAGCATATAAAATGCGCGATCAAATTAAAACAAAAATAGATGACGAGGAATAACATGGACACTAAGAAAGAGATGGAAGATCTTTGTAACATTAGAAATTGCTCCGCGAGGGCAAAAGAATTTAACGATAGAGCAAGGGTACTAATGCCCGAAATTCTTTTGGGTTTTAAAAATCTCGAATCTGAAAACAAAAGATTGATAAAAATGTTCGTGGAAGATTGCTTTATAGAATCTGCAACCTTGGAACCAAATTGTTACGATTTAAGAGTCAAAGGGAAAGGAGCGATGCTTGTAGCTGGTTCCTTGATTAGAATGTTCCGAGAGTCTGGAGGAAAGAATTTTGTTGTAGGAGAAATGTCGATGGAGTTCGATGATCCGAAGTTTGGGGAATTGTATGAATTCACTATCCAGAAACTTAATGGCGAAGATTCTCCTGTTCAAAAGGTTCAGAGACTTGAGAAAGAATGCGAGCGGTTACGTTCTGATATTGTTACCCAGAAAATGACATATGAAAAGTATATCGGTGGACCCGAAGATGATGTGGAAAAATTAAAAGGAGAGATTGCCAGATGGCAGAATCTCGCCCAAGAATATCTAGCTATGGTCGATTGGATATCAACTGGGGTATCCGGAAAATATAGTGATATACATAAAACCAATTGGAACGGAATTAAGAACAGCGAAGGACAACGATTTAAAGACATCTACAGTGAGTTCATGGGGCAAGCCGCCCAAGAGCTAGGAATCGCTATCAGCGATCATATTGCTGATCCCAACAAATTGATGCTGACGGCAGAGCAACGGGCAGCATTGGGATTCACCTTGGGCTATATGGGCGATGATCCCAACGATAGTCAAGATTTTGATTTAATTAATTCAATTAAAGTGATTCGGTCTATGTTTACTCGATTTGTCCCCGTTTGGGAGATTACCGAGAAGCGGAGAGCGGTAATTAAGTCGATTGTCAGGCAATATGATCCTAAGGCTGATCTTATTGAATATCAAATTATATCTGATGAAATCGATGTTTTAAAAACTATGATGGAAGAGGCGGGTGTTTCAAGATGACCGATCGCGTTAGTGGATTATTCGTGATATTTGAAGATGATATTCGAGTTGATGATTTAGATATCATTAAAAACGCAATTATGATGTTCCGAGGCATCATTGGAGTAGAAAACATACCGGCATCAGCGGAAGAGCGGATTGCTGAAATGCGCGTTCGACAAGAACTTAGAACACAATTACGGGAAGTGCTTAAATGACTGATATTTTAGATCAAGCAAAGAATTTTCTAAAAGGATGCTGCCCATATGAAACGCGCGAAGTCGAATTGATCGAAGGGCTTATGGCAGAATGCGAAGCTCTTGTGGTTGCGCTGCGCCAGATGACAGGCGAGCACAATCTGGCCGTGATCAGGGCAAATACAACAGAGGCAGAATGCGAACGGCTGCAAGAAAAGTACGACAAGATGAAAACCGCGTTCTTGGACCTGAACAAAGCGAATCATGCACGCCACTCCGAAATAAGGAATCTGGAAGATGAACTTGCCCGCTGGCAGAAGATTGTGATTGATCTTAAGGCAGATGTTATCAGAGATCGGGACGATGGATTTACTTTCGGCGGTAAGGGCATCGATCCATACGAGCAAGCCGTAAAAGAGTTAGGAATTCCTATCAGCGATCATATTGTCGAAGCCAACCAATTGATCAGGCAAGGTGGGAAAGAAGTTGCTTGGCAGGATATACCAGATAATCAGCCAACAATGGTGCTGACCAAAGAGCAAAAAGATGTGATTGAAGAAATAATTGAGAGTATTATGAGTCATCCATGCGATAGAGGGTTAGACCAATGGCATGCCGATATTTTGCGAGATATGCTCGACCCATCTCAACCTGTTTGGGGGATTAC